TATATGCTCTCGCTAAAGGAGAACTTACAAAGTTCGATGACGTTACCAATTACAGACTTACTAAATGTCTTACCTATCTCGTCTTTGAAAAGCAAAAAAACGATATTGAAAGAAGACAATTTGAACGCAATATGAAACGATGACAGGATTCTACGACATACTAAACAAACTAAAGATACATTTCGATAATGACGAGATAGTTAATACGGTTACTCAAGGTGATATCTTTCAGGTAGATTTAAACAAACAGACTATCTTTCCATTGACACACATAATGGTTAACAGTTCTGTTTTATCAGATAACACACAAACGTTCAACGTGTCTTTAATTGCTATGGATATCGTTGATATTTCTAAGTCTGAGGTAACTGATTTATTCCAAGAGAACAACAACGAACTTGACGTATTAAATACACAACACCACGTTTTAAACAGATGCTATCAGCAGATGCTTCACGGGAATTTATGGGATCAACAATTCGTAATTGAAACAGATCCAAGCTTAGAACCATTTACAGAACGATTCGAGAATTTACTAGCAGGATGGACAATGACATTCGATGTTGTAGTTCCTAACGATATGACTATTTGCAACACGGATAGCTATGCTCCTTTCTGTTCTCCTTCATACGTTTTAAACACGAACGCAAGTTACTCAACAAGCGTAGCAAGTGGAAGCACATTAACATTACCTGATACTACTTTAAACCTACAAATAGACGGAACACAAGTAGCTACATCAACATTCGCAACTTTAAGCAATCAAACAATTAATTTAGTATGGCAATAGACGTTAACATACCATCACAAGTAAAGAGCTACGCAAACCTAGCAGGATTTCCAGCAACAGGTAGTTTAAAAACTATCTTTATAGCAGAGGACACGAACAAGACTTATCGTTGGACAGGTTCAGCTTATGTAGAGATTTCAGCAACTGCTGCTTCTACGTGGGGAGCAATCACAGGAACATTATCTTCTCAGACAGACTTACAGACTGCTTTAAACGCAAAGGTAACGGGCAATACTGCAATCACAGGAGCAACTAAAACAAAAGTAACCTACGATTCAAAAGGATTAGTTACAGCAGGAGCAGACGCAACAACAGCAGACATTGCGGATTCACTGAATAAACGATATGTGACTGATGCTAATCTAACTACGATTGGAAACACGAGTGGAATTAATACAGGAGACCAAACACTAAGTGGATTAGGTGGAGTTCCATACACGGGAGCAACACAAAGTGTTAACTTAGGTGCAAATAACTTAAGTGCTAATAATGTATTTGATGGATTTACTTCCGTAGTAGCATCAGGTACATTAATAACACTTACACTCGCATCAACTCCTTCTTACTTAGTTACAGGAAGTGGAGGACAGGTAATAAAACTACCTAACGCTACAACTATTCCTACAGGTGCTATATATAACTTTAATAATAATCAGAGTAGTGGAACAATATCAGTAAATAATAACTCAAACACATTAGTAAAATCAGTTCCATCAGGTGGTAATATGATTTTAGAGTTAACTGATAATTCTACTGCTGCAGGAAGTTGGGATGCACACTTTCAGGCTCCTTCAAATGTTTCTTGGAGTACGAATACTTTTGACTATGTAGGATCAATTACAGGTGCTACTTGGAATGGAGTTTCGATTGCAGATAATAGAATATCATCTGCTTCAATTTGGAATGCCAAACAAGATGCGTTAGTTAGCGGAACAAACATCAAGACGGTAAACGGTACTACTATTTTAGGAAGTGGTGATATTGCTATTGCTTCGGGAATCACAATCGGAACGACTGCAATCACTTCGGGTACTGTTGGACGTATATTGTTTGAAGGTACGGGAAATGTAGTGCAAGAATCGGCTAACTTGTTTTGGGATAATACGAATGGAAGGTTGGGGATAGGAACTGCAAGTCCTGCAAATCAATTACACGTTACGGGTAGCACTAATACTTCTTATGTAGCAATAACCTCTGGAGTTGGAATACAAAGTAATTCAGTTGGTTCTGGTTTAATTACTGCCGTAGGTAACGCACCATCAGACCCCACGGGTGGAATAAGTGGTGGAGCAAATTTTGGCTTCAATAGCTCATTAACAAATTTCTTCGGAATGGGATTGAGTAGCTTAAGAAGTTCTAAGTATGATATATGGTTTCAAACGGGAGTTACTAATGGTGGTGGGTATAGATGGTACACGGGAATTACTGAAAAAATGACTTTGTTTTTCAGTGGAAATTTTTCAATCAACAACACCACAGACGCAGGATTCAAGCTTGACGTTAACGGAACTGCGAGAATAGCTACAAGTTTAGTGATAAATGGTAGTTCGTCTTTATTTAGTAGCTCATTGTCAATTTATCAAAATTCTACAAATAGAGCTTTTTCAATAGCTACTTCAACTACTAAAACATCAACTGCCGAACGTATTTTATTCTCGCTCAATTCTAATGATGCTACTAATCAACAAGCGATGGACTTTGGTTATATTGGTGCATCACTAATCAATGATAGATATTTTTACTTACAAACTAGTGAAAGTTCAGTTGGTTATGGTGGAGGAGTAGCAATACAACATTTAGGTGGATGGGCATCAGTTGGAAGTGCAACGCAAATTGCTTCATCTGTATTTCATATTACGTCAACTACAAAAGGATTCCTACCGCCACGAATGACAACAACACAAAAGAACGCCATTGCTACACCAACTGCGGGACTAATGGTATATGATACAACACTTAACTTAATGGCTTTATATAACGGAACAGTATGGACAACACTTTAACAACAAACGGAGTAGCGATACAACCTATCGTCTATCCACTTAACGAAGGTACAGCGACACGAATGACTGTACTTGTATTGAACTTTGAAACGACTGCAACAACTTGCACAACCTATTGGCAATTACTTACTGAGGAAGGAAAGCAATTAAGTCAAGGGAACTATACGTTAACTGAGGAAGAATTCTTAACTTGGGGGACTGATAATTCAGTAGTAAACGAATACGTTGCTGATGCTATTGGAGTAGTAATCATCTAAAACACAAAGTATGTTAACATTAAACGAAGAACAAGTAAAACAATTAGAGTCAATCCTTGCGGAGTTACCGATGAAATTCGGAGTTCCTATTTTAAACATCTTAAACGAAGCGAGTAAACCAAAAGATGAAGCAGAGTGAACTTCAGAAAGAATTAGACAAGTTTAAAAACTACGTCATAAGCGAATCGCAGAAGAACTTGCGTAAGCTAGGAAAAGACGGAGGTAAACTTTACGATTCAATTCAAGCTCGTGTAAAAGCTAATCCTAATTCATTCGAGATGGAGTTCTCAATGGAGGAGTACGGGATTTATCAGGACAAAGGAGTTTCAGGTACTGAAAAGAAATACAATACCCAGTACAAGTACACTACTAAAGCTCCTCCTCCGAAAGCGTTTGATAAGTGGATTGTTCGTAAAGGATTAGCACCACGAAAAAACGGAAAGTTCCAAACGAGGAAAGGATTGCAGTTTGCTTTGTCTAGATACATATTTAAGAAAGGAATCAAACCTAGTTTGTTCTTTACTAAACCATTTGAAAAAGCATATAAGAAATTACCACAAGATTTAGTGGACGCATTCGGAGTGGATGCAATTAAATTATTTAACGAATCAGTATACTTAACAAAAAAATAGATGGCAATTTTCGCACGTTCACCTTATATTCTAACAATAAACGAAGCATCACAAACTGCTACACAAATTCAAATATTTCTTTGGAACGGAAATAGTACGTCAATGCCTGCTTCTCCTGCTTATACACTAAGTAAGCAAATACCTTCATCAACTGCACCTTCGACTTACTACGACTTATCACCTTACATCCGTGAGTTTATAAATCATAACACATTACAAAACATCACAACAACTAGTGCTGCGAATCCATCTGCTCAATGGTGTTGGATAGGAATCAAAACCTACAAGAAAACAACAGGTGCTTTCGTTCAGTTTGGTTCAACGCTTACTTACAGAGCATACGAAGGGTACGGAAATTATACGGACGGAGCAAATCCTAACTTATTTAGAGTTCACTTAGACCAAGGTACTTACAACTATTATTTAGACGGAACAGGAAGCTACGGACATTTAACAATAGAGAACATCTCAGGAGATACAATTAAATACACTAACTTAGTTTCAGGTGCAACCAATACTTCGTCTTTAGGGGCTTTAAACGTGCTTGACTATCCTAGAGTATTCGCATCGTATTTAAGTGCAGGAAACAAAGTAGAAATCATCAACGCAGGTAGCACGGTATGGACTGCAACTTTTCAACCTAAAGGAGAATGTAAATACACGCCTGTAAGATGCGACTTTGTAAATAAATACGGAGCTTGGCAGACTGAATGGTTCTTTAAAGCAAGCAACAAATCTATCAGCGTTGAAAACACGGAATACAATTTAATGCCTGCAACTTATCCTTCTTACGATGTTTTAGAAGGTCAAAGAAAAGTGTTTAACACAAACGGAAAAGAACAGATTAAAGTAAATACCGATTGGGTAAACGAAAGTTACTCAGAAGTGATTAAACAACTAATGTTAAGCGAAAGAATCTTACTAGACAAATCACCTGTTAAGATAAACACGAAATCAACTGAGTTATTCAAAAGCATCAACACGCATATGATTAACTACCAACTAGACTTTGAATACGCATACGACACAATTAACTCAGTAGTGTAATGAATAGAAAAGTACAAGTATACATCGAAGGACAAAGACTCGAACTATTCAACGATGAACAGATTCAGGTAACATCAACGCAACAGAACGTAGCAGACATTTCAAAGACTTACACGGACTTTTCACAGAGCTTTACCGTTCCTGCTTCTGAGATAAACAATGCTATCTTTCAACACTTTTACCAGAGTGATGTAGATTCAACATTAGATCACAACCTAAGAAGAAACGCATTTATAGAAATTGACTTAACTTTCTTTAGACGTGGTAAAATTCAGATTGACAAAGCACAACTAAAAAACGGAAAAGCAGAAAGCTACTCATTAAGTTTTTACGGAGAAGGCAGAACGTTGTTAGATTACTTTGGTGAGGACTTACTTTCTAATTTAGATTACACAAGTTTAAACCATTCCTATACAGGTACGGAAGTAAAGACGAGGGTAACAAACTCTACGAATACTTACGATGTAAAATATCCATTAATTAGTTCAAAAAGAATATGGACTTGGACAGGACAAGCACCTACGACAATTACTCCAAGTTGGTTAACGATACCTACAACTTCTTCTAATGATATCCATCATACAAGTGGACATATTCATTACAATGAGTTATTTCCTGCAGTTAGAGTTAAAAATATATTTGAAGCAATTGCTGATAAATATTCAGTAGGTTTTTTAGGTACTTTTTTAAGTGATGAAAGATTTACTAAACTTTTCTTGTGGTATAAAAACCGAAACGAGTTTAACTTTTTAACTGAAGCACAAACAATTACATTTGATGCACTAACAACTTCTTCAAACCCTGCTACTGATTCATTCAATTTAACAGATGATTCAATAAGAGTACAATATCAAACTCTTGCGTCTGCTCACACAATTATTGTTAATGTTATTAGTTTAACGGGTAGTGTTGATTACACTTTGGATGTATATCAAAACGGAAACCTGTATCAAAGTATTCCATTTACTACAACTGGAAACATAACTGCTGCATCTGTTTTTAATGTAACAGGATTAGATGATACATATACTTTTAAAGTCAAATCTAATTTAGCAGCAACTGTTGATTTTACAATTAATTACACAATAGTTTATCCTACTCCTCCATCAGTAACTATTGATTATGGAGCAGTAAGTTGTAATGCCGTAACCTTAACTGCTATTACTGATTTAGCTTCTTATTCCCCTGCGATGAAGATAAGTGATTTCTTTAGTGGAATCCTTAAGATTTTCAATATGACTTGCTATGCAATCACGGAGAATAACTTTCAAATAGAACCACTAGACGATTGGTATTCAGCAGGAGCAATAGTTAACATATCAAAATACACAGACGTAAATTCTATTGACATAGACAGAATGAAACTCTATAAGAAGATTACGATGAAATATCAAACATCAGAATCATTCTTAAACAAGCAGTTTAGTCAATTATTTATGCGTGAGTACGGAGATACTTCATACCAATATTCTTACGATGGAGATGAGTTTACTTTAGACGTTCCTTTCGAGAATTTGTTACAGACTAAATTTACAGGCACGGATTTACAAGTAGGTTACTCTTTAAACAACGAGTTTGCTCCATACGTTCCTAAACCTGTGTTACTTTATCAATATAATAATAAGACTGTTGATTTTCATTTTAATAATGGAACAACAACTACTAACATAACTAACTACACACCATTCGGTCAAGACTTATTAACGAACTTAACAAACTACACGTTAAACTTCGCACCTGATATTAGCACAATGTTAAACGTACCTGTGCAACAAACTTTGTTCGGAACATATTACTTTAGTTACTTATACAATCTTTACAACCTAAAACAACGACTATTAAGTTTAAAAACTATCCTTCCAATTAGTTTACTTACGGGTTTACGTTTAAACGATAGATTAATGATCAGAGATAAACGCTACATCATTAACTCAATGCAATCTAACTTAACCACTGGAGAAGTAAACTTTCAGTTGATTTTAGATTTTAGACCAATACTAAACTTGACTCAAATCCCTTATGTTGGAGTTGGAGGCGGAACAATAAGAGTTGCAATCAATATGATTAACAATGCTGTATCTACTAAAATAGGAAGTACAGTTGGCGGGGTAACAGTTTCTCCTAGCACTACGACTACAAGCCAATTTGTTGATGTTACATTACCTGCAGGAAAAGACGGAGATATCTACCCTTTAGAAGTAGAGTACACATTAATCAACGGAGATATAGAAATTCAAACAATAAACATTATACAAAGATGATAAAGAACATAATCGCAATGCTTACCATAGATAATTTCTACGGAGTATCAGAGAACATCGACATCGCAAAAGGAAAATATGTATTGACACATTCCTTCCGTAAAATGACAAGACAAGAGATAAGAAAAAACGCAAGAAAAAAAGTTAACTGATGGCTGAAAAGAAAGTAATAGAATTAGACTTACAAACAAACTTAGGAAGTCTTAAAAGTCAATTAAAACAAGCTCAGCAAGAAGTACAAACCTTAGCCGATAAGTTTGGAGCAACATCAGCACAGGCAGTTGAAGCAGCAAAGAAAGCAGCAATACTAAAAGACAAGATTGGAGATGCAAAAGCGTTAACTGATGCCTTTAATCCTGACGCAAAGTTTAAAGCGTTATCAGGTTCTTTACAAGGTGTAGCAGGTGGATTCTCTGTTGTAACGGGTGCTATGGGTGCATTCGGAAAACAAAGTGAAGGTGTAGAACAAGCCTTATTAAAAGTGCAATCTGCAATGGCATTGGCATCAGGTGCTCAAGCAGTAGGAGAAAGCATTGATAGTTTCAAACAATTAGGAGCAGTTCTTAAAGCTAATTCTATTGTACAAAAAGGAGTAAATATTGTTACTGCAGCATACAATGCTATTATGGCAGCTAATCCTGTTATGGCTATCGTAGCAGGTATTGCAGCTTTAATTGCAATCGGTTACAAGTTGGTTACAATGTTTCAAGATTCTGCAGCAGTAAACGATAAAGCAGCAGCGGCAACTAAGAGAAATACGAATGCACTAAATGCACAAATAAAAGCAAATGATAGAGCTAGTGAATCACTAAAAACAAAGAATGCTCACGAGCTTAATATGGCTAAAGCGTCAGGTGCATCCGCAGAAGCAATCAGAAAACTCGCATTAAAACACGCAGATGAGGAAATTGCTTTAGAGAAAGCATCTTTAGCAACTGCAAGAAACACTTATGAAAAGGAACAAAACACGTTAGCAAGTTATAAAAATGCAGGTGTTAGTGATGAGTTAATAACTAAACAAAGAGAGTTAGTAGTTGAATCACGCAAAAACCTACAAGAAGAATACAAAGACTTAGCAGACGCTTACAAAAATAAACAAGCAGTTGCAAGAGCAAATCAAGTTGAAGTCAAACAAGAACAAACAGATTTAAAGCAAAGTAAAATTGATGCAGCTAAGGAAGCAAATGATAAAATAGCCGACGATCAAAAAACAGCAGATGAAGCATTAAAACAACAGAAAAAAGAAAATAATGAAGTAATTGCCAAAGCAGATGCTGATGCAAAATTACTTGAGATACAAAGGAAAAACGAACTCATACAACTTGAGCAAGATATTGCAGAACAAAATTATTTAAACACTTTAAGCGACAAAGAGAAAGAAGAACTAGCAATACAAGATAAATACTTTACCCTTGAAACACTTGCAGAAGGAAATAAAGATGCACTAGCAGAAATAGAACTGGCTAAAATGAATGAGTTGAATGATATCAACTTAAAGTATCAAGATATTGAAATAGAAGCTAGAAATAAAAAAATAAAAGCTGATAAAGACGCTGCTAAAAAAGAACTTGAAGAAGCAAAAGCAGTAGCAGAACAAAAGGCTGCTATTCAAATGCAAGGACTAGACACTGCTTTACAAGGAGTTCAGTTGATTAAGGGATTATTTGAAAAACAAAAAGGAGTTCAGAAAGCAGCAGTAATTGCAGAATCGGCTATTGGTATTGCTAAGATGATTATCGCGAATAAATTAGCAAACGTTGCAGCACTAGCAACACCACAAGCAGTAGCAACTAGTGGGGTAGCAGCAGCACCTGTAATAGCAATGAATAATATTTCTACTGGAATAGGTATCGCAGCCAATATAGCAGCGACTGCTAAAGCACTAAGAACATTAGGCGGTGGAAGTCCGCCAAGTTCTCCTTCGGGTGGCGGTGGCAGTGGAGCAGGTGGAGTTATGTCTGCAAACTTTAACGTAGTAGGTAACTCAGGAATTAATCAGTTAGCACAACTTCAACAAACTCCAACAAAGGCATATGTCGTTTCTAGTGATGTAACATCGGGACAATCTTTGGATAGAAACAGAATTGAAAATGCAACATTAGTACAATAAAACGTTTAAATATTATGAAGATTATAGAATTAGTAATTGACTCAAAGGATGAATTAAGCGGAATTGACGCAGTATCGGTAGTTCATTCTCCAGCAATAGAGGAAAACTTTATTGCACTAGCAAAACACGAAATAGAGCTAAAAGAAATTGACGCTGAGAAAAAGATTCTTATGGGAGCAGCATTAGTTCCTAATAAACAAATCTACCGAGTAAACGAAAAAACGAAAGAGGAATATCATATTTACTTTTCTGAAAACACGGTAAGACAAGCATCAGAGTTATTTTTAATGAACTCCAATCAAAACAACGCAACCTACGAACACGACAAGAAACTCGAAGGAATGTCAGTTGTAGAAAGTTGGATCATTGAAGATTCTAAACTAGACAAGTCAGCTAAATACGGATTTGATTTACCAAAAGGAACTTGGATGATATCAATGAAGGTAAACAACGAGCAAGTTTGGAGTGACGTTAAAGCGGGTAAAGTAAAAGGCTTTAGCATTGAAGGTTACTTCGCTGACAAGTTAGAAATGTCAATGATGAGTGAAGAAGATATTTTATTAGAAAAAATCAAACAAATAATTATACAAGATGAGCAAATTTAAAACACCAAGTTATTCTTCCCCGAAAGCAGGAAGCAAAAGAGGATGTCTATGCGAAAACGGAACATACTCAAAGAAATGTTGTGATGGTAGTCTACAAGCACAGGGTATAGGAGCTACCACAGGAACTGAATCAGTTTCCGTAACAACTAATGGCGGAACGAGAACTATCGTGCGTCAGAACGGATAAAATACAACAAGAATATAATTAACACGTTTTATAAAAAAAAGAACAATGGGATTAAACGAAGTATTTCAGAAAGTAGCAGACATTGAGAGAAATGCTACTGAGTTAGCAAGTCATAAAATTGATTTAGGATTAGTAGATGACATTAAAACAGCTATTCAAAAAGGAGAGTTTGCTTATGAAGACTTAAACGATTCATTAATTAGTCACGCTACTATTAAAAAACAATTTGATGAAATTTTAAAAAAGTCGAATGATAGTTACGATAAAGTTCAAAAATTTATAATGCAAGCACAGAAATGGGATCAAGAATCTACTCCTGTTTATAAAAAAATTACTGATGCTTCTAAAGATTTGGGTATTGCAAAAGAGCAAATAAATGGCGTTGGAGCATTAGAAAAGTTAATTGGTAATATTGGAAAATTAAGAGGTGAAGCACAACGTGTTTTATCTCAACAATAATAAATTAAAGTAATAAAAACGAAAAATGAAAAATAGCACAATTAACAAAATCAAATCACTTTTAGGAATGGAAGTGAGTTTAGAAATGATGAAGTTAGCAGACGGAGTTACGGTTCTTGAAGCAGACGCATTTGAAATGGATAACGAGGTTTTTATCGTTACAGAAGATGAGCAAAAGATTCCTTTACCAGTAGGTGAATACGAATTAGAAAGCGGAATGATCCTAGTAGTAGAAGTTGAAGGTATCATCAAAGAACTTAAAGAAGCTCCAGTGGCGGAAGAAGTTATGCCTGAAGATGAGGTTGCTCCTGAAGTTCCTGTAGCTGCTGCTGAAGAAGTATCTGCTCCAAAGAAAACTATCGAATCTATCGTTAAAGAAACTTTCTTCTCGGAAATCGAAGCATTAAAAACAGAAAATATTGAATTGAAAGCTAAATTGGAATTGCTTTCTAAAGTTGACGAAGTTACAGAAGAAGTAACCGAACTTTCAGAAGAACCTAAACCAATTAGTTTTAATCCTGAAAACACGAATGTAGTTGAACACTTCCGTTTAGAGAAAAACAGACAACGTTCTACTATCGATTCAATCTTTGAAAAATTAAACAAATAATATTAACTAACAAACATTTTTAAAAAATGGCAACTACAACATCAATTACAACTACTTACGCAGGAGAATTTGCAGGTAAGTACATCGCTGCAGCTTTATTGTCTGCACCAACATTAGACAAAGGTGGAATCACTATCGTTCCTAACGTAAAATTCAAACAAGTAATTAAGCGTGTGGCTACGGATGACATTATCAAGAACGCTACTTGCGACTTCGATGCTACATCTACAATCACACTTACTGAAAAAGTTTTACAACCTGAGGAGTTCCAAGTGAACCTTCAATTGTGTAAAAAAGATTTCGTATCAGATTGGGAAGCAATTTCTATGGGTTACTCAGCATTTGAAGTAATGCCGAAAAACTTTACAGACTTCTTATTGGCACACGCAATCGAGAAAGTTGCTGCTGCAATGGAAACATCTATTTGGACAGGAGTTAACGCAACTGCAGGTCAATTCGCAGGTTTGATGACACAACTTACTACTGATGCTGCTTTACCATCTGCTCAAGAAGTTGCAGGTACTACGGTTACTGCTGCTAACGTTGTTGCTGAGTTAGGTAAAATTGTTGATGCTTGTCCTGCTGCTATCTACGGAAAAGAAGACTTGAACATTTATGTATCTAACAATATTTACCGTGCTTATGTACGTGCTTTGGGTGGTTTTGCTGCTGCAGGAGTAGGTGCTAACGGTTACGACAACAAAGGAACAAACCAAGTTTTAACTGACTTGTACTTTGATGGAGTTCGTATCTTCTTGGCTAACGGATTAGCTTCTAACACAGCGTTACTTTCTCAAAAATCTAACTTGTACTTTGCAACAGGATTGTTGAACGATATGAACCAAGTGAAAGTTTTAGATATGGGAGATTTGGACGGATCACAAAACGTTCGTGTAATTATGCGTTTCACTGCAGATGCTAAATACGGTTTTGCTTCTGACGTAGTTACTTACGGAATCACAAACTCTGCTAACTAAAATTAACAGACAAATATTGAAAGGGGAGGTAAAGTGCCTTCCCTTTTTTGTTTAATCTAAATAAAATATACAGAAAATGTGCGAAATAACAACAGGCAGACTCGAAGTTTGTAAAGACCAAGTTGCAGGAATTGATGCAATTTACTTCTTAAATTATGGGGATTATTCTTTCCCAGCAGACGTTGCTTACGTGGCAACTACTGATACTATTGATACAATTGCAAACGTAACTTCACTTTTCAAATACCAAGTGAAAGGAACGAACTCTTTTGATCAAGTAATTACTTCTTCACGTGAGAACGGAACTACATTCGTAGAGCAAACACTTTCAATCACATTGAAAAAACAAGATGCTGCTACACACAAAGCGGTTAAATTACTTTCTTACGGAAGACCTAACATTATCGTGAAAACACGTAACAACCAATTCTTTATGGCAGGACTTGAGTTTGGTATGGAATTGACTACTGCAAACGTGTCAAGTGGGGTTCAAATGGGTGATATGTCGGGTTACACTTTGACCTTCGTAGGCACAGAGAAACTGCTTGCCAATCTAATTGATGCAACAGGAGAAACAGGTGCAACAGGACTTGCAGGAACTGCAGGAAGTGTATTCGGAGCAACTACAACTATTATCTCCGCTTAATTCTTTTTTCATAGCTTAAATGAGGGGTGGCTTAGGTCATCCCTTTTTTATTTTAAAACGTTTTAATAGTTTGTACGTTTAATAGATATGATAGTATTAACTCCATCAACATCAGCACAGACGTTTAGTTTCATTCCAAGATTTGAGAACTACACAACGATGACTATAACTGATGAACAAACCAACGTAACTCAAACTATAACGATTACAAGCTCAACTCAAACGGGTTATGTAAACACGATTACTGCAACATTTGCTCTTAAAAACAATCACGGATATACTTTACTATTAACAAACGGAGCAACTATCTGTCATAAGGATAGAATTTTCTGTACTAATCAAAGCATTTCGACTTTCTCCGTAAACAACGGACAATATACATCAAACACTACCACAAACACTTTCATAGTTTATGAGTGATAACGTACACATACTAAGTCTATCGGCTTACACAACGCCTACAATCCAAGAATCCAAGCGTGATAATTGGGTTGATTTTGGCGAGGACAATAATTTCTATTCTTTTTTGATAGATAGATACACGAACTCCACAACGAACTCGGCAATTATAAACAACATTTCACGTCTTGTTTATGGAAAAGGATTGTCTGCTTTAGATGCTAATCGTAAGCCTAACGAGTATGCTCAAATGATGAGTTTATTTAATAAGGATTGCGTTCGTAAAATGGTTATTGATCGCAAGATGTTAGGTCAATTTGCTATCCAAGTACACTACAACGACAAACACGATCAGATTCTAAAGGCGTATCATATGCCAGTGAACTTACTTCGTGCTGAGAAATGCAATAAAGATGGAGATATCGAAGGTTATTACTACTCTGATGATTGGACAGACGTTAAGAAATATGCTCCCGTTCGTTATTCAGCATTCGGAACATCGAAAGACAAGGTAGAGATTCTATTCTGTAAACCTTATGCAGTTGGGATGAAGTATTATGCTTATCCTGATTATCAGGGAGCTTTACCATACGCACTTTTAGAGGAGGAGATTGCAGATTACTTAATCAACGAAGTACAAAACGGATTCTCAGGAACTAAAGTAGTCAACTTCAATAACGGAGTTCCAACAGAAGAACAACAAGCAATCATTACTTCTAAAGTAATGAATAAACTTACAGGTTCAAGAGGTCAAAAAGTAATCGTAGCATTTAATGACAATGCTGAATCTAAAACAACTGTTGAGGATATTCCTTTAAACGATGCTCCAGAACATTACACTTACTTATCTGAGGAGTGTTTACGCAAGATTATGCTAGGTCATAACGTTACTTCTCCGCTATTATTTGGGGTTGCTTCATCAAATGGATTCAGTTCTAATGCAGACGAGCTTAAAAACTCTGCTATCTTGTTTGACAATATGGTTATTCGTCCAATGCAAGAGGAATTATTGGAAGCGTTTGATTCTATTCTAGCAGTAAACGGAATCTCATTAAAACTTTACTTCCGTACATTACAACCTTTAGAGTTTACAGACCTTGAAAACACGCAAACCGAAGAAGAGGTAGTTGAAGAAACAGGTACTGATGGAACTCAGTTAAGTTCACAAACAAACGCATTAATTGATTTAGGAGAAGATGCAGATCCTACTTGGATTCTGATTGACGAAAAACCTGTTGATTACGACAATGATGATTTAGAAAACGAGAACCTAGCAAAAGAACCTAAACAAAGTCTTTTAAGTAAAATTGTAAATCTCGTTTCTACGGGTGATGCAAGACCTAACATAACAGATAAGCAAGATAAAACAATTGATGGCGTTAAATTCGTTGTTAGATACAAATACGAAGGTGAATTAACTAAGAATCCTCGTGAGTTTTGTACTGCTATGGTAAAAGCTAATAAACTTTACCGTAAACAAGACATCTTGAATATGGAGAACCAAGTAGTCAATGCAGGATGGGGGCCAAGAGGAACTGATACTTATTCTATTTGGCTATACAAAGGTGGAGGTAATTGTCATCATAGATGGAATAAGCAAGTATACGCAGTTTTTGAAGGTACTGCTTTAGACTTACCAAACCAAAGACAAATCGCACAAGCAAAGGCTGCAAAGTTCGGTTATAAAGTAACTAATCCACAACTTGTTTCAACTCGTCCTATTGATATGCCTAATCAAGGATTCTTACCTAAAAACGATTAACCAATGGCAGAAGCACTATTTATCACGAGAGATGACATCGTTCGTTACACGGCTTTAAACGGCAATGTAGATACTGACAAGTTCCTACAATTTATCAAGATTGCACAGGACATTCACATTCAGAATTACTTAGGATCTAAACTATTCCAAAAGATACAAGCAGATATTATTGCTAATACTCTTGCAGGTAATTATTTATCACTTGTAACTACATACGTTAAACCGATGTTAGTTCACTGGGCAATGGTAGAATATCTTCCTTTCGCTGCTTACACAATTGCAAACAAAGGAGTCTACAAACATTCATCTGAGAACGCTGAGAACGTAGATAAAAACGAAGTTGACTATTTACTCGAAAAAGAAAGAAGTATTGCTCAACACTACACAGAAAGATTCATAGACTATATGTCATTCAATCAGACTTTGTTCCCAGAATTTAGAGCAAACAAGAATAACGATATGTTCCCTGATTCAAATAATAACAACATAGGATGGTATCTATAAAAACTTACAAACCTAAAAAAACTAACGTAGAGAAGCTTCGTGTTTTTCTCGCTAAACTAAATACAAAAGAAGTACCTAAATGAAAACTAAACTTTCTCTCCTCGTTTTTTCGGTGCTTACAATTCTTACCCCTGTTAAACCTTTAGTAATCATTGCAATATTATCTATTATTTTAGATACGTGTTTTGGTATCTGGCGTTCAGTTAAAAAAGGAGGATGGAAGTCCATTCGCTCACGCAGACTATCTCACACGATTTCTAAAACACTTTTGTATAGTGGAGCAATCGTTTTTGTATTCCTGTTAGAAAAGTATGTTATAGCTGATATTCTTGCTCACTTCATTGCTATTGATTTAGTGTTAACAAAAGCGTTTACTTTCTTCTGCGTTTACACGGAAATAAAATCTATCAACGAAAGTTACTTTAGTGTTACAGGTGTTAATGTATGGGATAAGTTTATTAAGTTTGCCAAACGTAGTAAAGAAACCTTAGAAGACCTCAAATAGAAATTCTATTGTTCTAAAATAAAACAATATGACATTAATAGAAAAATACGTTAAGTTCACAAAGAAATGGGAGGGAACTCTCAGCAGAGAAAAATCAGATTCAGCATCTAGCTATCCGTGTCCAACTCCTTACAAGGGAAAAACGGGATATCACACAAACGTAGGAATAACTTACAAAGCTTGGGTTTCGTTTTTCGGTACTGACAATGATGCAAGATTTTATTTAATGAATGCTGAGGATTGGTTTAAGATATTTAAAAAAGGCTACTGGGATGCAGTTAGAGGTGATGCTTATAATTCACAAAACATTTCAATATTTGTTACTGGTATGGCGTGGGGATCAGGCGTTAAACAAGCATCTAAATCTCTACAGGTGGCAATCAATCATTGTGGCTTACTTTGTACAGTAGACGGAATCATAGGAACAAAAACAATACTACTAGCTAACTCAATAGAACCTAAGAAATTATTTGATGCATTAACTGCTGAAAGAGAGAGATTCTTTTATGCAATCGGAGTAGGTAAAAACGCTAAATTTTTAACAGGATGGTTAAACAGGCTAAACGATTATCGCTTTACATTTCGACCTTAATTATTTTAGGTTCGTGTTCTGCTAATTATCACGTACTACGCGCAATCAAAAAAGGATATACTTGCGGTGATACCAGCGACACAATTACTATTTCTACGATAGATTCAATTCCTTACGTTTTAAGGGACTCAATTTATTGGGAGAAGGTAATCGTTCAGAAAGATACAATCGTTCGTTACAAGCGTTCTTATGTACCTCAAACGAGATTTCAGACACGTATTGAATATAAGTACAAAGTAAAATACATAAAAGCGGAAGCTCAAAAGGTAAAATACCAAAATAAATTTATAACAAAGTATAAAACTCGTTGGTTTTTAGTTATACTTGCATTCGTTTTAGGATTCCTTGTTAGGTTGACCTTGAGTGAAACCTTTAGAAGTAGGTTACAACTTCTCACTAAACTATTCAGATGAGTAAACAAACGAGATTCAGATTACAAGAAGACGAGATTGAAATTTTAGAATCTTATAGGGCAATAAAAATCGAATCCAATGGAATGGGTTTAGACGATTCAGATGTAAAACACGGATGGTTAAAGTCTAAAAACGCTTCATTATTCTTTAAGAATCCAAACTTTAAGGAAGCTGAGGAAGTAAACTACAAGGAATTACAGGAACAAGTCTTACAAGACATCCGAGATTTTAAACCTGAATATCCTACCATCTTTCGAAACCCATCAACAGACGGACATTTACTAGTTGTTGATCCTGCTGACATACACATTGGTAAATTATGCGATGCATTTGAAACAGGAGAAGACTACAACAATCAAATCGCAGTTAAAAGAGTAAAAGAAGGAGTTCAAGGAATCCTTGACAAGTGTACTGGGTTTAACATTGACAAAATATTATTTATTGGAGGAAACGATATACTTCATATTGATACTCCTAAAAGACAAACTACAGCAGGAACTCCTCAAGATACGGATGGAATGTGGTATTCTAATTTTCTAATCGCAAAACGTTTATATGTTGATATCTTGGAAACTTTGTTATCTGTGGCTGATGTTCATTTTACTTTCAATCCCAGCAATCACGATTATACACACGGCTTTTTTCTTGCAGACGTTATACAAACGTGGTTTAGAGGTTGTGATAATATTACTTTTGATTGCTCTATTGCTCATCGCAAGGGGTACTTATATGGAAAAAATCTAATAGGAACAACTCACGGAGACGGAGCAAAACACGGAGACTTACCTTTGTTGATGGCTACGGAGTTTCCTCACGAATGGAGCTTGTCTAAGCACAGGTACGTTTATACTCACCACGTTCACCATAAGACTAGTAAAGATATAATGTCTGTATGTGTAGAATCTCTTAGAAGTCCTTCAGGCACAGACTCTTGGCATCATCGCAACGGGTATCAGCATTCTCCTAAAGCAGTAGAAGGATTTATCCATCATAAAGATTCAGGACAAGTTGCTAGGTTAACTCATATTTTTTAATATATTTGCAGCTCATAGTTATTTGGTTTTAAATTAGGGGTATCGAAAGGTATCCCTTTTTTTATGGCTATAACCTGAAAGCGAACCCCCATTCGTAAGGCTATAACCTGAATAAATAGCACGTGTAACACTTTTAGTAAATAATTGTGTCGCATATTTAGCAGATATTTGCGACATTCTTGTCCCTAATTTATCAAGTTTACGGGACTAATAACTTGACATTTTATATCCAATTAGGTATAATTACGTGAATTTCACCTTCATTATATGTTTTTGCACCCAATCGGGTATAATTAAGCGTTTCTCCTATACATTAGTACCTTATCGGGTATAAATATTTCCTAGTAAAACCTAGCATTTTAAAAATAAATGTAAAAAAAATAAAAAAAATTGTTTATAATTGAAACCTTATGTTTATATTTGTGTATAAATAATTCAAATAACAAACTTATTAGCTATGAAAAAACAAGAAATGATTAAAATTATGATTGTAGAGGAAAAGCAATTATGGAAAGAAATGATGGAGTGTATTGACAAACTAGGATTACACGACACTATTACAGATTTTGCAGTTGCAAGATGGTCATCTGTAAATAAATTAGTATGTAAACTTAGAGGAATATGAAAACACTAAACGAAAATCAAAAAGACATTTTAAACGTGGTTTTACCGTTTATAGCATTTTGGGCGGTAATGACGTTCTTTTTATCTACGGCACCAAACTACATTAAAGAAGATAAAATCATTGAGGACTTACCTACGCACGTTCAAAGTCCAATACTAGAAAAATACGGAGAACTAATTACTAAAAACAAATAAGATGAACAAATTTGAAATAACAGATTACACGCTTTCGGCTTTTAATATGCACTTGGAATATGTGTACGGAGAATATTGTTACGAAGTTCTTTGCGACTTTGATTGGTCGGATGATTGTACAGGACATTACACAGACTTTACTATTACGCCTTTGTCGGGTACGTTTTTTCACGAAACTACAGACGAAAAAGGAAACATTGAAATCACGGACGATTACAAGCAATGGCTACAAGACAAAGTAAAAGAGTTCAGAAACCAAACGCTTTGGCTATACAACGAATCACTAGAGAAAATGCGTGATTTAGATACTGACGAAAAAGATTGGAGCTATTATGGTATTTAAACTACAAAGAATGATTAAGTTCTGGAAAACGAAGTCATCGCACGAAACAATAAGAGGAAGTTTCAATGAGGAACTTTACAGGAAAATATGTGAAATTAAATTTAATGAAGAGTTATGAAGTATTACTGGAAAATGAAAAATGGAAATTTAATTGATGTTGATCAAATGTCTGAAACGCATTTACGCAACACGTTAAAAATGATTGTGAGAAATAGTCAGGTCAAACCTACTAAAACACGAATCGGAAACATAGAAGAAAACTTTAGAGAAGAAGTCTACCTTGAGTATGCAGACGAAGAAACACTAGAAAACTTTTACGGATTTTGAGTTACAAGAGAAAAGAAAACTACGAATCCTCAATGCTAGGAATCGCAGTAAGTTTAGTAATCGCAGCAGTATTAATCTTAGTATTAGGAATCATTAAATTATTTACGTTATGAAATACAAACTAACATACAAGGTAGGACTTGCAACTGTACAGGAGTGGATTTTTACTTCTAAGAGTTTGTGCTATTGGAAGAAGAGGGATCTAATCGAAACAGGACGTTTTAATATGGGTATTTTTTACATAGAAGAATTTAAATTTTAAAGTTATGAAAGATAATTTAATGGACAAGGTAACGTACCTGATAGAACGAGATGGATTAAACAAACGCAATAGACACAGAGAAATAATCTACAAGAAATGTTACTTAATGCACAGACTAAGAAAAGAGCAGTTAACTCTTGGCGAAATAGGTTCGTACTTTAATCAACATCACGCTTCGGTTTTACATAACATCGAAACACATAAGAATATGAACAAGTATAATAAACACGAGTACACAACTATTATTCGTGAGTATCAGGTATTCTTGAAAAACACGGAGTATTATGTTGAACCAAGAGATTTAATTTCAGACGTTATGGATTCTACTAATTTGTATAAGCTCCAGAGAGTTAAACGATGGATCAAAGAAGGTAGATATAAAACTTTTGATGCTAATGCAACTTTATTAGAATAAGTTTCGTTATCTTTGTATGCGTTCATCCGACAATATAAACGCAAGGATATTATTAGCCATTTTAATGAACAAGAGGTCGGATGCTTGGGATTTAAGATGGCTTTTTTTATTACTTATAATTTGCTAATGGCAACAGAAAAAAATTCATT